TTTGTACCAAAGCTACCAGGATTCCCCCGACAGCAGCAATTAGAGCAACAGTTACGGCTTCCATCAACCCTCACTATTATGCAAGCAGAAAGCTTGCAATATCCTCTACTGACATATCAAACTTACCGAACTCTTCTTCAAAAGAAGAGAGTGCCGTAACAAGATCGCTCTTCTTAACTGTTTTTGGGTCAAGCGGGACTTCGTTTGTAGCCGATGTCTTTCCAGCACCAGATGTTGGTGTTGATGCAGAACCAGCTGTTGGGACTGAACTTACTTTCTTTTCTGGGTCAAGAGGAACTTCATTAAACATTCCCTTGATAATATCAACTTGCGAACTATGCCATGCGGCAGCCTTAATGTGATCTTGCATTTGTTCTGCGGCAGTTTTTGCAGCAGTTTCGTGCCAAGACTTCATTGAGTTGTGGTCAGAGACCATTTTTTTCATATTGTCTTTCATATATTCTCCTTGTATTAAAGATATGCTTACTAGCATATCATAGTAAATTTTTTATAACCTCATCAGCAATGCTGATTCCAACACTTTTATCCATTTCTTCTTCCATATCGTCTTCCATATCGTCATCCCCTTCTGGGGTTACGACTCCATCTGGAATGATGGCAAATCTGCACATTCCGTCATCCTCAACTTCTTGAGCAATAACCATACATACACCATTACCTTCATAGAGAACACAATTAGAGCATTTAACGCCGATATCCTTAACTTCGTTTTCTTCAGCGCTCTCGTAACCAGCCCAAATGCCAGTTTCATCTTCATTGAACTTTCCATAAGTCCGAGCAATTGTTACAAGTGCATCGGCAAGAGCTGCCTCTTCCTCTGCTAAGTCTTCTGCGACTTTATAAACATCAAAACTTTTATTCACTGTTCTATAACCTCCACCTCTTTTTTTATATTCACGAACAAGCCATGCATTTGCATATGCAGATGGATAAACATCAAATTTAGCCTTAGCTTCTGCTTTAACCCTAGCATATAAAGCTGGATTTGTTGGAACATTTTTTGTTTCTGCTTTTTCTGTTGAAACATTTATTGGCTTTTTATCTTCTCTTTGTTGAGTAGATTCAGCAGTTCTTTTTCTTCTGACGGCTGAGGCGATTTGTTCTGGTGTCATTCTCGCTGCTCTTGAAGCAGGAACGCATTTTGGATACTTACCAGAATCTGCATCTGCACGACCACACGGTTCAAATCCACCACCAGGCTTTGGTCTTGAAATATCAACCCATTTTTCTTTAAACCATTCTTTCAAAGACTTGATTGCATATTCAATATTCTCTTCCGATAGAAGATCATCATCTTTACCAATATCACCAATAGCAAGGGCTTGAGCAAGAACTTTTTTCCTTGCAGATTTTATTGATGCTTCATTGCCTGGGGTGTAGATATAACAAGCACCTGAGTCTCCCCATTTAAAACCTGGTTTTCCATCTTCTGAACATTTATTCACTGGCATAATCTATTATTTTATCATATTATTCATAAATACTCACAACATCAGCCTGCTCCCAGCGTTGAACTGGGATTTGTACACGCCAAAAGTATGCGGCAGCGTCTTCGGATGAATATACGATTCTTGCATAAGCTTTCTTAGCACCTTCGTCATAAACAGGGCATTCCCCATATGAACAGAAATAAAGTGCTTTGTATTGATACCTGTCCTCATGCCAGTGAACTGCATTAACAACAACAAGATTTCTATTGCAATATGGACATGTTCTTGTCGGATATGGAAAGTCTTTAATTACCTGTCCCAAAATCATATCTATCTTCTCCGTTTTCATTAAATATTTTTTTTCTTAAAATATATGTAATGATTTCATCAACTTTGTTTCTTGCTATCTCTATTCCATCCATCAAAGAATTAAGTTCGTCAATTGTCATTTCATACTTATCTTCTGGAGACATAATAATAAAAGCTGGAACATAACTATCCTCAAAAGGCACAGCCTTAATTATAATCTGGAGAGACTCAATATCCTCTAGATTAATATCAGAGTTAAAACTAGTTATTCTCATATTTACGCTTATTTTTAGTATTAGTATTTGGTGGAGGTAAAGTTTTATTTGTATTAGTATTAACTTTATCTGTTGGTTTAACAAATCTAATCCATTGATAAATAAACATAATAACAAAGCTTGCCTGTATGCTAAGATCCTTATCCAGTAATTGATTTGTAGAGTACTTCAGACCAAAAGCAGATACAGTAAACCAGACTATCCAAAAGAAAAAATTTGACATGTAGACAGGATATCAGAAAAATTAAAAAAAAATCATTTACTCAGGAATTTTTTCAGATTTCATGGTATGCTTCGCATGCGGGCATGCGGGAAAACCTAGCATACTTATAAACTATATATACTTATATACTTAGTATACTAAGTATACCAACACTATGTTCCGAACGGAAAAGATGGTAAGGTAGAAGCATGCAGATTATTGCTGTTGTAGAATCAGATGATTATGGTCCTGCTGCAATTGTTGACCCCGAACAAATCAGTGTTGTCAAATTTGATGATTTTTATCTTGCGGCTACAAGGTGTGTTTTTACCAACATGCCAATCAGCGTAGAAATATCTGAAGAAACAGCCAACGAGCTGATGCAAAAAGGTGTAAAATGTTTGTCTATGTCGTCAGACAAAATCGTTCTGGAGAATGAAAAAGAGTAACACCTTTAATGAAAAAAATTAGCTGGTTTAGTCTAAATCATGTAGATGCATCTGGTGACACTTGGTATAGCCAGGGTTACTATAATGCTGCCCTGTCTACAATCAGAGCCTTGCAGGAAAAAGAGTGTGCGGTGTTTTATACACGAGAAGACATTCCGTATCACATCAACTTCTGCCCCCCAACTTACTATCAGCTAAAGTCAAAATACAATATTGGTTATACTCCTTGGGAGTCAACCAAGATCCCTCCACACTGGATTGATAACATGCGTAAGTGTGATGAGGTTTGGGCTACATCTGATTTCATCAGAGATATTTATATTAAACACAATGTGAATGCAAATGTATTTACCATCCCTCACGGTATCTCTCCAGAATTTTCTATACTTGAAAGAGAACTAACTGGGAAGTTTAATTTCTTACATGTCGGTGGAGATTCAAAAAGAAAAAATGCACAAATGGTTGTTGACGCTTTTCTTGAGTTATACGATGGCAATGAAGATTTTCAACTAGTTTTAAAGTATAACAAGTTCTGCTATGCAGAGTGTTATGTTAATGATCAACTTGTGCCAGCTCATAATCACCCTCAGATTCTTGGGATTCCAGATAACTTTAGCACAGAAGATTTAGTATCTTTGTATCACAAATGTCATTGTATGGTTTATCCAACAATGGGTGAAGGTTTTGGAATGATTCCTTTTGAGGCAATTGCAACTGGTCTACCAACAATTGTCACAAACTTAACTGGTTGTGCTGATTTTGCAAAATATGGCATTCCTCTTGAAGCTAGTTTTGTAAAAGCTGATTGGCAAGATCATCTCTACGATTGTGATACTGGGGATTGGGCAAGTCCAAATTTTCAACAACTCCTTGACTTAATGGAAAATGTTGTAAATGAGTATGATGATTTTAAAAAGTATGCGTTTAAATCAGCAAGGATTATTCACTCCGAGTGGTCTTGGTCATCTGTCGCAGATAAAATTTTAAACCGTCTTGATTTTTATCAAAAATCTTTGTCGTAGTCCTAAGTACTAATCTTTGACTCTGCTATGCTCAGCGTCTAAACTAGTTGTTCTTACTTTTGGAGGTATGTAGATGTCACTGTTGTCAAATGATTTTATTGCTAGTTATGGTTCAAAGACCCCGCCTTGGGGTTTTGGTGGACTTGGAGAAGTTGTGTTCCTTAGGACATACAGTCGCAAGATTGAAGGAACTGACTCAACAGAGTCTTGGGTTCAAACTATAAAAAGAATTATTGATGGCGCTATTGAAATCGGAGTTCCCTTTTCTCAGGAAGAGGCAGAGAAATTATTTGATCACATGTTTAATCTTAGGTGCTCAGTCTCTGGCAGAGCCCTCTGGCAGCTCGGTACACCTCTTGTAAGTAAGTTTTCTGGAACTTCACTTAACAATTGTTTTTATACAAACATTGAAAAGATTGAAGACTTTGAACTCTTGTTTGATTACTTGATGCTTGGTGGCGGTGTTGGCTTTTCTGTTGAGCGCTCAAAGATTCATGATCTGCCAAAGATTAAAAAAGTCAATTACATTACAGCAGAAAGAACAGCAGATGCTGATTTTATTGTTCCAGACTCAAGACAGGGGTGGAGAGAACTTCTCCACAAAGTTCTTGAATCTTATTTTATTACTGGAAAATCCTTTACATACTCAACGATTCTTATTCGTGAGTATGGAGCGCCGCTAAAGACATTTGGTGGTATTGCCTCTGGTCCAGGAGCTCTCGTAGAAGGTCTTGTTGATATTGGCAAAGTTCTTGATAATCGTGTTGGGAAGAAACTTCGTTCAATTGATGTGTTGGATATTTGCAATATCATTGGTCGTATCGTAATTTCTGGCTCCTCACGCCGTTCAGCACAGATTGCTATTGGCGATCCTGATGATATGTTATTCCTTCGTGCAAAAAACTGGGGAAGCGGTAATGTCCCAGCTTGGAGATCAAATAGCAATAATAGTATTTACGCAGACTCCTATGATGAAATTGTTCCAGAATTCTGGAAGGGTTATGACGGGACTGGTGAGCCATACGGCTTGCTAAATAGAAAGATGGCAAGAACATACGGAAGATTGGGTGAGAAGTCACCAGATCCAACAGTTGAAGGGTTTAACCCATGCGCAGAAATTGCGCTATCAGATGGTGAATCTTGTAACCTCTCTACAATCTTTTTGCCAAATATTGAGTCGTTGGCTCAAATGCTTGAGATTTCAAGACTTCTGTATATGGTTCAGAAACAAATTACAAGACTTTCATATCCATACGAGAAGACAAATACAATTGTTCATAAGAATGGTCGCCTTGGTCAATCTGTGACTGGTATTCTTCAGGCAACAGAAAAGCAAGTTGCATGGCTTGATGAGACTTATGTACACCTCAAGAGCTTTGACAAAGCTTACAGTGAAGATCACGGTTGGAATCCTTCGGTTAGACTTACCACTGTCCAGCCATCTGGAACCCTTTCGCTCTTGCCAGGTGTGACACCAGGTATTCACCCAGCATTTGCTAACTTCTATACAAGAAGAGTTCGTTTTAGCTCTGTTGATCCTCTAGTGGATGCCTGTCGTAAGCGTGGGTACAAGGTTGTTTGGGATATTGGGCTAGATGGTCGTGAAGATCATACTCGCTATGTTGTTGAGTTCCCATGCAAATCACCACAGGGGGCTGTGTTAGCCGCAAACATGACTGCAATAGATCAGCTTGAGTGGGTAAAGAAGATGCAGACTGAGTGGGCTGACAATGCTGTTTCTGTAACAGTGTATTATCGTAAAGAAGAGTTGCCAGCCATTCAGGAATGGTTGTCTAAAAACTACGATAAGAGTGTTAAGTCTGTTTCATTCCTTTTGCATGTTGATCACAACTTCCCGCTTCCTCCGTATGAAGAAATTACTGAGGAAGAGTACAACAAGTCGGTTGCAAAACTAGACTTTTCAATCCCACTTCAGCAAAACTCTAGCGATCTAATGATTGATATGGATGATTGTGCAACGGGTGCATGTCCGATACGCTGATATCTGAACACAGCTGTACTGTTTTTGATTAAAACTAGTGTATAATTAAACCTATGTCGTCAGATATGATCAAAGATAAGAATATTTGGGTTCCAGAGCGCTCTTACGGAGTGTGTGTATACTTTACGGCTGAAGGTGAAGCGTTGTCGGATGGCGATGGTGTCCTTTCAGCAGAGGGTATTATGTATGATTTAAGCATTGAGAAAAGAGTTCTTGATGCTGGTAAGTACTGGTCTGGCGATGATGATGGACATGTTAGATGGATTGCTGGAGGTAGAAAAATTTCTGCCGCAGAAAGAGATGATCAAACAGAGAGGTTGGCTAACGGATTTGTAGCTGACCCGTTTGAAGATATGTTTGATGAACACTTTGACAATAGGAGACAGAATGGATAAGAAGATGGAGCTCGTGCAGGATGATTATGTTGAAACTGAAATAGATGATGTTTCATACATGGGGTTTACATCAAAAACCGAAGATACCGATCCTTTTTCTTTTGTAAAAATTTCATCTCTTTCTCCAAAAATGAAACGCAAAGCAATGCGTCTGCAAAAGAAGCATGAGGGAGAAGATGGTACTAAGTCAAAATATGTTGACCCAGAAGTTGTAAGTGGATATTCACTTTACGACATTGTAAACCCCCCATATGATTTAGACACACTCGCTGGCTTGTATGATCAAAGTGCAATTCACTATGCAGCAATTAATGCTCGTGTTATGAATACCGTTGGTCTCGGATATGAATTTGTAGAAACACTTAAGGCTAAAAGAAAAATTGAAAAAGCTCAAGGCAGTGAAGAGAAGATTACAAGGCTGAGGCAGCAGTATCAGGATCTCAAAGAGAATCTTGATGAAACATTTGAGAACTTAAATATTGAAGAGACTTTGATTGAAACCTTAGTTCGTGTATGGCAAGATGTCTTAACCGTTGGCAATGGCTATCTTGAAATTGGTCGTAACAACGCTGGTCAGATTGGGTACATTGGGCATGTCCCAGCAACGCTCGTTCGTGTTCGTAGAAAGCGTGATGGCTATGTTCAGATTGCAAAAACAAATAAGATTCAAGCAGTATTTTTTAGGCAGTTTCAAGATAAAGAAACTCCCGATCCAATTAATAATGATCCAAAGCCAAACGAGCTGATTCATTTCAAAATCTACTCACCAAATAATACATACTATGGAATTCCATCAGCAGTTTCTGCTGCTGCAGCAATTGTTGGTGATAAGTTTGCAAAAGAATATAATATTGATTATTTTGAAAATAAAGCAATCCCCCGTTATGCAATTCTTATTAAAGGTGCAAAACTTAGCAATAAGTCAAAGCAAGAGTTGATTAATTATTTTAGAAACGAAGTTAAGGGTCGCAATCACGGTACGCTAGTTATTCCAATTCCTGCAAGTCTTGGAACAGACACTGATATTAAATTTGAAAAACTTGAAGCTGGAATTCAAGATTCTTCTTTTGATAAATATCGTAAATCAAATCGTGATGAAATTCTTGTTGCAAACAGAGTTCCTGCGCCGAAAGTTGGTGTTTATGATAATGCCAACCTTGCTGTGTCAAGAGATGCCGACAAGAGTTTTAAGATGCAAGTGATTGGTCCAGATCAATCAATTATTGAAAAGAAACTAAACAGGCTTATTGCCGAGTTTACCGACCTGATGGCAATTCGGTTGAAGAAGATTGACCTTGTTGATGAAGATATTCAGTCAAGAATTAATGACAGATATCTACGCACAGAAGTCATTACCCCTAACGAGGTTAGAGGTCAAATCGGTTTGCCAGAGCGATACGATGGAGATAGCGTTTTGCCTTTCCCAACAAATGTTAAAAAAGAGCAAAATGCGGCTGGCAACTCCAGCCCAGGAGCTCCTCCAGGAAACGATAATAATTCTGCTTCTGATCCACCTAAGTCACCAACTGGTGATGGAGCAACAAGTGATCCAGTAGCAGACGGAGCCCAAGCCGAGCGTGGTCAAAATCAAGATTCTGGAGTGAACAACGATTCAACCAGTAAGTTTAATCAAGGAGAATAAAATGAGTGAAAGTAGTTTGGTATATTCAAATAAGAATTTAGTGACAGCTGATGGTGTTGTAAATATTGGACAGCATACAAGTAAGTTGTGTGTTTACAACAAGGGTGCTAGTGATGTTGACATTAATCTTAATGGACAATACACAATCCTTCTTCCAGCAGAGTCTACGGAATACATAGAAATTGATGGCGATTATACAACCATTCAAGTAGTCACCGCCTCTTCTGCTGTAGCAGTTTTTGCACTAGGCTGATTTGCAATATTGTTAAAAACAATATATGCTGGTAGGCTACGAGGGCTAAATGTCGGATTTTAATATTTCATTCCCAATTGATATGATTAAGCGGGAACAAAGAATTGTGGTAGGTATTGCTACTGCAGACAATATTGATAAAGCTGGTGATATTGTTGACTTTGAGGCATCCAAGGAAGCTTTTGCAAACTGGGGTGGGAATATTAGAGAGATGCATGCCCCTATTGCCGTAGGCAAAGCTGTCAGTTATGAACCAGTTGTTATTACTGGCGCTGACGGAACATCATACAATGCTGTTAAAGTAGAAGCTTACATCTCAAAAGGTGCTGAGGATACTTGGCAAAAAGTTCTTGATGGAACACTTCGTTCTTTTTCAATTGGCGGTAAAGTAATTGAGAAATCTGCATCGGCAGATAAATTTTTTCGTGGTAAACCAGTAAATATTATTAAGAAGTATGTTCTTGGCGAGCTTAGCCTTGTAGATAATCCAGCAAATGCTTTAGCCATTATTGATATTATTAAAATGAATGATGATGGCTTGCTTAAGTATGCTCTTGATTGCGATCTTGATTGCCAATTAGCAAAAGCAAAACAACCTCTTAAAGATCCAAAGGGTGGTCTTACTGCCGCTGGAAGAAGACATTTTAAAGAAACTGAAGGTGCTAACCTGAAGCCAGGTGTTCGTGGTGCTGCTAATACCCCAGAAAAAATGCGCCGCAAGGGTTCATTCCTAACTAGATTTTTTACCAATCCATCTGGACCAATGAAGAAGCCAAATGGTGAGCCAACACGGCTTGCGCTTTCAGCAGCAGCGTGGGGTGAGCCAGTGCCGCAAGACATGGCTGATGCAGCAAGGCTCGCTGCGAAAGGTCGTAGATTGCTTGAGCGCTATGCGAACTCAAAGAAAAAAGGTTTCTTAGAAAATGATTTTGACGAAGATTTGTTGGATGTCGTTTTGGAATTAATGAAGGATCAGGGTTGTGATTGTGGTTGCAATTCTTGTGAAGATGTTGAGAAGGATGCGTCTGTAACAACAGAAAATGCAGAGTCTAAGTATCCAGCAAGAAATGGTATCATATCACCAACTGTTCCTCCTTTTCCATCTGGCTCTCCGAAGTTTAAGCCAAAAAAGAAAGTTAAGAAAGAAGACCTTTCCTGTGGGGAAGGTTATCACCAAGAAGGTGAAAAGAAGGGTAAGGATGGAAGTATGGTTCCAAACTGTGTTCCAAATAACCCTACTGAAAAGACAACAAAAAGCGAAATGTTCTCACAAGACGATGAACTTTTTGGTACAATTAAGGAGATGATTGAGAAAATGGATTCTATTATTCAGCAAGACTCTGAATTGCAATTAAATAATACTTATGATAAGATCTCTGACATGAATGAACAAGAAATTAGTAAACTTAGTCTATTGAAAAAGTTTATTGGATGGCTTGTTCCAGATGTCGCAGAAGAAACAACTTCAACTTCCGTTGAAGTAAGTGGAGACACACAGGAGGAAGAAATGGACATTAATG